TTGAGTCAAAGAGGACAAACCAATGCCTGAACCAAGAACAACTAAAGAACACATCATATCTTTGTATGGACACATCGAGGGTGTCAAAAAAGATGTGAAGACTATAAAAGAAAATCATCTAGCACACATTCACGAAGACATTGATAAGCTTGGTGAAAAAGTAGACAAGTTGTTATTTTGGTTAATGAGTGGTATGCTCACTATAATCATTACTATAATAGGACTTGTGGCATGGATCCAATAACTATCGCAACAGCCGCTTTTGGGGCTATCAAATCTGGAATCGAAGTCGGAAAGGAATTAAACAGCCTTTCTGGTCACATCATAAAATTTGTTAAACAAATGAGTGATGTTGAAGAGGAACATAAAAAAGAAAAAAGCAAATGGTTTTCATCTTCCAACGAAGAAGCCTTACATACATATTTTGCTTTGAAGCAAGTTCATGATATGGAAAACCAATTAAGAGAAATTTTTACATGGCATGGAGCTCCAGGTGCTTGGAGTGAATTTGTTGCTATTCGAACAGATATTAGAAAAAAGAGACAAGCAGCAGAGGCAAAACGTAAGGCTCAAAAGAAACAATTTATGATAAATTGTTCCTATGCTTTACTTGCATTGACTTTAATAGGGTTTGCTGGATTTTTGATAATGATGCTAAATTAGGCCTAAATCTGGAAAAAAACGACCGATTTTAAGAGCCGTCAGCGCGTATATTTTATGTAAGATGACCTTTACTACCTGGCAAAAAAACACTAAAATACATCTAGTTAACTAATAAACCTTATAAGGAGATAATAATGAAAAAAGGTATGAAATCTAAAGGCTATGCTAAAGGTGGAGCTAAAATGATGAAAGCCAAATCAGGTAAAATGATGAAAGCTATGGGCGGAAAAATGATGAAGTCCAAAGGTTACGCTAAAGGCGGAGCTAAAATGATGAAGGCCAAAGTTGGTATGGAAGCAAAGATGTCTGTAGCCAGCATGAGAAAAATGGCAAACATGAAAGGCTACGATTTAGTCAAGAAAAAATCATAAACTTCTTGCTTTACGGCTAGTAACACTTATTATGGGGTATGGCATATCTTATTAAGAACATACCCTATTTTAAGGTATGGGTAAGAAAAGAATTCACACACAATCACAGAAAATATCAGGGCGAGTATATTCATGCACTTGCATGTGCTATTACAAGTATTCCTGATAGGTGCTTAAGCTTTCAAGTCATTTTCACAGGCTGTGAAGACGAAGAGAATAGACTTGAGAACCCCCATGGTGGAGCAATGTGGGCAAGAATGCCTATCACGGCTCTTGTGGCAGATGAGCCTTTGGATACATTCCCTCCTCCCCTTCAAACTCATCTGGCACAACCATGGGATTGTTCAGCACGGAACTTTGAGGTAATAAAATTTGATAGAACATCAAGTAGTCCATGGCAATGTAAAATAGATGGAGAGTTTTATACTGGCAAATATTATTTTACTGTTGATTATACTGGATCAGAAATAGCTGATGATCCTGCTCAACATAAACAGTCACATGTTATTGAACTAACAAGTGGTCCTTGGAAAGGTTGTATTGTAGCTTTACCTAATAATAGAGTAAGAGTTACATCACCAGCTATGTGGGTGACAGGTAAAGGAGCTCCTGATTTTATACCAAGTCAATGGACACATAGTGCTGAAGGACATGATAGCTATATGGATTGGGAAACAACTTTTAACAATTTGTATGCAGATGAATCTGAATGAAGCAATACAATATTATCCAAACATAATTGATCCTAAAAAATGTAGTATTTTATCACACTACGCAGAACTTGCTGCAAAAAAAAGAGGGACTGTAGTTGATCCGAACATCACTGACGGAAGAAAAGTATTTGCTTATGATCTTACGCAGGATAATGTGCAAGACAATTTATATAGAGATTGGGTAAAATCTTACATTACTCAAACACTGTCTGCATATTCTACAAAATTTAAATTTTTAGATGTTCATGAAATCTATGGAATACAACTGTTACGTTACCCAGTTGGTAATTATTACAAAACTCATGTAGATTTTTGTAAAGGTTATCCTCGCAACATTTCGTTAATTTTTAACCTTAATAATGATTATATAGGAGGACAATTATATTTTACAGATCAAAACCAAAAATTATCTACTTTTTTTGCTTTGGGCACTGGTGATATAGTATGTTTTCCAAGTAATTATTTATATCCACATGGAGTTATGCCTATTAAAAAAGGAACACGTTATAGTATAGTGGCTTGGATGATATGAAAATAGAAAAAGAAAAAAAGTCTTTTATTGTGAGTGGTTTTGTAATTGATAAAAAGTATGATTACAAAGACTTTTCTCGTAATGATGAAGAAACTGGACGAACCTATAATGTAGGTGAAAAAAAAATTCCGTCAGTAACAACTATTCTAAACAAAACACAAAGCGAAGAAAAAAGAAAATCGCTTGATGCATGGAGAGAACGTGTAGGATATCAAGAAGCTGCACGGATCACGGCCCAAGCATCTAAAAGAGGCACAGAAATGCATTATGTGTTAGAGCAATATTTAAACGGAATAGGATATATTAACCTATCAAAAGAAGGTGTTTTACCTCGTATGATGGCACATACGATAATTTCTAATCTTGACCGATTTAGTCAGGTATACGGCACAGAAGTAAGTTTGTTTTACAAAGATAGATGGGCAGGAATGACAGATGTAGTTGGTGTATATGATGAGAAATCCACAATAGTAGATTTCAAACAAGCTAACAAACCAAAAAGAGAAGAATGGATTGAAGACTATTATTATCAAATAGCTGCATACTCGTTAGCTCATAAATTAAATTATGGTCCTATCGAACAAGGTCTAATTTGCATATGCACAAAAGATTTACAATATCAACAATTTAAGATGAACAAGAATAAATTATCTGAGTATGAAGAAAAATGGCTAGCCAGGGTAGAAAAATTCTACAAATATTCTAATACTTCTTCACCTAACGTTTGAGCACTAATTTTAAATTTTTTGTTGAGTGCTTTTATAATAAATTCATCAATAGTTGATCTAGCTAAAATGTCTATATATGTAACTTTATTAGTTTGACCTATTCTATGTGCTCTATCTTCTGATTGTTGCCTTACTTCTAAATCATAATTATTACTATAATAAATTACTGTGCTTGCTTTTGTAAGATTTAAACCATATCCACCTGTTGTTGGATTACCTACAAAAAATCTAACATTATCATTTTCTTGAAAGTTTTTAACAGCTGAGGTTCTAGCTTCAACAGGTACACTACCATAAATAGATACAACGGACGTTGCACCAAATTTATCCTGAAGAGTTTTTATTATGGTTTCAATGTTGTGGATGTAATTAGCCCATATAATCATTTTACCATCTGTTTCATCAATAATTTTTAGTAGTTCATCTAGTTTCGGATCTTCTAATTCTTGTTTGGTACCTTCGTCTGTAACCATATAACCGCAACAGACTTGATGTAATTTAATTATTTCTGTTAATTTATTTGTGTAGCTGGCTTCTTTATCTTCTAACACAGCACGGGCAAACATTTTAAGTTGTGTGTAAACTTTTAGCTGATCACCTGTCATGTCAACATATCTTTTTTCATAAACTTTATCTGGTAAATCTAAACAATCTTGTTTTTTTACTCTAAATGAAAAATTTTTAAGTTTTTTTTCTAATTCATCAAGGTTAGTAAAATACAAAGGCAAGCTAAATTGTCTGCCTGTTGACCCTAGACCAATAGTTTTCATCACACAATAACGTGATCTAAATGCATAATAATTTGTTAAACCCAACAGTTCTGGATTTAAAAAACCACACTGACTAAACAAATCTAAAGGTGATTTCGTTACAGGCGAACCTGTTAATATTCTTTTGTATTTAATTGGTTTACATAATTTAGTTATTGTTTTTGTTCTTTTTGCTTGTCTGTTTTTAATGGTGGTTGCTTCATCAACGATGACCATTGCAGTATCTGCGTATTCATTTATAATATCAGTGACAACTTTTTCACCAGATTTACGAGAGAATGCTTCTATATTTATTAAAAAGAATGTTAGTTTTTGGGTTAGTCTTGCAAATTTTTTGTCTAATTTATGGATGCGAATTTCTGTGTCGACAGGACAATGAGTGTTTATTTCGTCCTTCCAATTCCGATAAACCGAATTTGGTGCCACTACCAAGACCACATTTATCTTTTCTTGTTGATACAAATAAGCAGCATTATCTATACTGACTTTGGTTTTACCAGTCCCCATTTCCATAAAATATGCATAATTAAATTTTTCTGCACCTTGAATAAGTGCTTGTCTTTGATGTTCAAAGGGCTTGGTTTTGTAATCGTATCCCATATATTTATAAGTTTATATTAAATATTTCTTGACAAGTCAATTAATAAATTTTAAACATATATTGGAAAGGAGTTCTTATGGACTTAGAAGCAGAATCTACCCGAATCAAGGTAGACACAGATGTCACTAAAGACATCGCACAATCTTGCAATAAGTTATTGGGACTTCAGGAACAAATGTCAAAGTGTGAAGAACATTTAAAAACCCTTCAAAACGAAGCACGTTTGCTTTCTGAACAAGAAATCCCGAACTTAATGCAACAAGCTGGCGTATCTATGCTTAAATTAGCAGATGGTTCATCTGTTGAGGTAAAGCCTCTTTACACAGCAAAAATTCCTGTATCTAAACAAGATGAAGCTTATACTTGGCTTCGTGATAATGGATATGGGGATATTATTAAAAACAATGTTACTGTTACTTTTGGAAAGTCTGAGGACAATGCCGCTCGGAGTGTCTTTCACGATCTGAAAGAAGCAGGACATAATGTAGTTCAAAAAGAAAAAGTAGAACCTATGACTTTAAAAGCATTTGTCAGAGAGCAAATCGAAAATGGTCATAATATTCCTATGGATCTTTTTGGAGTATACGTTGCTAACAAGACTAACATAAAAGGAGAAAAATAAATATGAATCAAGTCGCAACTAAAAAAGAAAATGCAGTACAATCTGTATCTGCTCTTGAAGAATTTGCAGGACAAGGTGCTGAAAATATCACAGCTCGTGATACTAAGCTGCCTATTCTTAAAATTCTTTATTCTAACTCACCAGTACTAGATGATAGTGATGGTAAGTTTAATGAAAAAGCAAGACAAGGTGATATCTATAATGAAATCACAGGCTCTTTATATAAAGGTAAAGATGGAGTAATTGTTGTTCCATGTTTATACATTAATACCTTTAATGAGTGGAAAGATAGGGGTGATTCTCCTGGACGTCCTATTGCTATTCATACTGACCCATCTATCTTACGACAAACGTCTCGTGGTGATGATGGCAAAGATAGATTAGAAAATGGTAATTATATCGAAGACACAGGTAATCATTTTGTCTACATACTAAACAAAGATTATGAGCCTGTTGAAAGTGCTTTAATTACTATGAAATCTACTCAAAAGAAAAAATCAAAACTATGGAATTCTATGATTCAATCAAGAAGAATGAAAGGTAAAAATGGTTTTTTCTGTCCACCTTCTTGGGCAACAACTTACAAACTAACTACAACTAAAGAGTCTAATTCACAAAACTCTTGGTATGGTTGGGTTTTGGAGTTTGATCAAATTATAGCTGACAAAGAAAAAACTTTACAAGTTACGAAAGATTTTTATGAGGGCGCTAAGTCTTCTGAAATTTTTGGTAAAGTTGATTTCGGTCAAGAAAACGCTATGAATGAAACAAAGCCTAAAGAAAGTGGAGATGTACCCTTCTAATGGAAGAAAAACTATTTAAACTTTTTGAAGGTGACAACACTCGTTATCTCAAGTCCTCTCTTACGGGAGAGGACGACGAGAGAGGCAAGAAGTCTGCTGAATATATCACGATACACGAACCAGTGACCAGCGCCATATGGAAACAACACCTTGAGGGCAAGCTCAGAGTTGGTCTTAAACCTGAAATAGATGGTAAATGTAAGTGGGGTTGTATTGATGTAGATCCAAATAACTATAAAGATTATTCAGAAAAAAAGTATGTAGAAATTATTAAAAAATATAAATTACCTTTTGTACCAGTAAAGTCAAAGTCTGGTGGGTTGCACATATTTGTATTCTTTAGTGATTTCGCTGAAGTTGATAAAGTAGTAAAAAAACTTGGTGAAATAAACCAGCAATATTTTTTAGCTCAAGAAATATTTCCGTGCAATAAGGCAGTTAATATGCCTTATCATAATGTAAATGCATCAATGGAATTTGCTTTTGATGATAATAACACACCAGTTATGATTGGTAGATTTATCGAGCTGGCGATGGAAAAGATGTTAGCTCCACAAGATTTTTATGGTTTGAAGGTAAAAGAATACGAGGCAGAATCACAATGGAGCAGCTACCCACCTTGTGTACAAAAATTAATACAAGAAGGTTGGAGTGGGTCAAACCGAAATAATTTTTTATTTAATGTTTTAGTATTAGAATCTAAAAAGGACTCATCCTTGTCAGTGCAGCAACTTGAACAGATAGCTATAGCTAGAAATACACAAATATTCACAAAGCCTTTACCTACATCTGAAGTCATTGCTTTAGCAAAGTCTGTATCAAAAGGCGGTTATCAATTTCAATGTCCACCAAAACATCCTGAGTATCAGCCGATTTGTAATAAAGATTTATGTAAAACAAGAAGTTTAGGAATTGGTGAAGCAGTTCCAGAGGTCATTGATCAATTTGAAAACATCAAATACATACAAGATACGAAAAGCATTTGGTATGAGTTTGATTATAAAGGTCAACATATATCTGTGACCCCAGAGGATATGAAAGATGAAAAATCTTTTAGAGTTAAACTATTAAGACATAGAGTTTATTGGTTAACTTTACCTAAACCTAGAAAAGGTCCTAGTCCTTTTGAACTTTTGATGAAAGGCATAGTAGATCAAGCTGAAGAAAGTCAAGAGCATGTTTATGCAGATACACTTGAAGAAGAACGTTATTCTTTACTAAAAGATTTTTTTGAATCACATATCGAACAAGATAAGTTTGATAAACTTAAAGACGGCTATGTAGTATTAGATAGTAAGTCAAATGTATGCTATTTTAAAAGATTAACATTAGATAAATTTATAAAAAAGAATGCTACAAAAGTATTTAACACAACAGCTGATGCTCTTAGATTGCTGGGTTGTGAAAGAAAAGATTACCATGAAGGTGAGAAGAATGTCTGGACTGTAGAGATGCCAGAGTTTGTAAACCATCAGGCTTTAAAACCAAAGACGACAGAAACAGAAAGTGAAATGGATGATAGCTACCACAACAAATTCAGACCTGCACAAACACAAGCAGATACACAAAAAGACAATTAAGATATTTGGACCACCCGGTACAGGTAAAACTTATACTTTAATTGAACGTGTTTTAAAAAAACATCTTGCAAAAGGTATACACCCAAAAGACATAGCTTTCATATCTTTTACAAACAAAGCCGTAAATACAGCACGGGACAGGGCTCTAGCCACTTTTACAGAATACACAGAAGATGACTTTCAAAGATTTAAAACACTGCATAAATATTGTAGACGTTATTTTGAGGAAGAAGTTTTTGATCCTAAGAATTGTATGCTTGATTATGCACTACAAGCTAAAATAATAAAATCTTCAGATGGTCGTTTATCAGATGATAATTTTACATACAAAGATTGGTCTCTTGGTATTTATGACAAAGCAAGAAATATGATGACGGATCCACGTTTAGTTTATAAGAAAGAATCTTACAAAAGAGATAGCTTGGATATATTTTTAAGAAAGATTAACACCTATGAAAATTATAAGAAGGATAGTTTCATAGACTTCACAGATATGATTGAAAGAGCGATTGATGAAGTAGACTTTCCTCCATTAGAAATATTAATTCTAGATGAAGCTCAAGATTTTACACCTTTGCAATGGTCAGTAATATATAAGATGTGTTCAAAAGTAAAAAGAATTTATCTAGCTGGCGATGATGATCAAGGTATTTACAAATGGAACGGAGCTGACCCTAAATATTTCACCACTTATTTTCCAGGGCGCAAAGTTATACTAAGAAAGACTAGAAGGTTTGGTGAAGCTATACATCATTTCTCACAAATAATAAGACGTGGTATATTAGATAGTGTCGAAAAGGATTATGAAGCTTTACAAAAAGATGGTGCTGTAAAAAGATATTTAAATTTTAACGAAGTTCCAATCGGTAAATTGCCAGGCACTTGGTATATACTTGGTAGAGTAAACACAACAGTAAATGAACTTAGAATGTGTGCTAAAGATGCAGGTTTATACTATGGTGATAATAGAGGTAATAGGTCATTTGATATTAAACAATGGGCAGCTATAAAAGCCTGGACAAAGATTTCTAAAAATAAAAAGATAAATAAAAAAGAAGCTGAGATCATGTATAAGTATATTAGGGAGCTGCAAGATTTAAGTTTTAGAAGAGATAAGTTTTGGCAAGACTTACCTGATTATCAAGAGTATGATTTTAAAGGTTTGAAAGATTGGTGTGGTTTAGATTTACCAGATGAATCAAAAAATAAACCTTGGTGGGAGATATTACAACGTAATTTTAAACCTGAACAAATAACTTACTTTATTAGATTGTTAAAAAGATACGGAGCTAGGCAACTTAACGCAGAACCTCAAATAATTATAGATACAATACACTCTGTAAAAGGTGGTGAAGCAGATAATGTATTGATATATTCAAAAACTAATTGGCCATCTGCCTTCAGAAATAAAAATATATCTGAGAAGTCCGATGAAAAAAGAGTTTATTATACAGGTGTAACAAGGGCAAAAAACACTTTACATATTTTATCCACAGACTATAAATATAACTATCCTATTGGTTCAGATTATTTTGTTTATTTGCAGGAGAAAAAATGAGTATATGGGAAAAAGGTGGCAAGCACTATAAAAGTTTAAAAATACAACCTTCTAAATTCATTAATGAAAACAATTTATTATTTGCAGAAGGTAACGTTATAAAGTATGTTTGTAGACATAGAAATAAAAACGGAAAAGAAGATATTCAAAAGGCAATTCATTATTTAGAGATGATTATCGAAAGAGACTATGACTAGTTTACAACTTACATTTAATTTTAAAAAACACATATGGTCAGCTCCTAGTGAGTATAAAGATTTATCTGATGCTCAGGAAATTGCCATAGATTTAGAAACTAGAGATGATGGTATAACAAAGGGCATTGGAGCAGGTTGGGCTACAGGAGCTGGTGAGATAATTGGATTCGCAGTGGCTACTGAAGGATGGCAGGGATATTATCCTTTCGGTCATTTTGGAGGCGGTAACTTAATTAAAGAACAGGTTCTTAGATATATGCATGATGTGTGTAGTTTACCTTGCACTAAAATTTTTCATAATGCTCAGTATGATGTAGGTTGGTTACAATCTTATGGTATCGATGTAAAGGGTGAGATAATAGATACCATGGTAGCTGGCGCCCTGATAGACGAGAATAGATATACTTATAAATTAAATGCTTTAGCTAAAGATTACATAGGAGAGTTAAAAGCAGAAACTGACTTGATTGAAGCTGCTAAGGCACATGGTGTTGACCCTAAAATGGAGATGTGGAAGCTGCCAGCTGAACATGTAGGTTATTATGCGGAACAAGATGCACGGCTCACGTACCTCCTATGGCAACGTTTCAAACATGAGATAAGACAACAGAATCTTGAAACCATATGGGAGTTAGAAAAAAATTTATTACCTATACTTATTAAGATGCGAAAGCAAGGCATAAGAGTAAACGTTGAAAGAGCTGAGCAGCTACAAACAGACTTCAGTGAGAAAGAGAAAGTATTATTAAGTAAGATAAAAAAATTAGTAGGTAAAGATGTTGATATATGGGCTGCTAGACAAATAGGATTTGCTTTTGATAAATTAGGTATTGACTACCCTAAAACACCAAAAACAGGCGAACCAAGTTTTACACAAAATTGGTTGATGAATTCAAAACAAGAGATATCTAAGTTGATTGTTGAAGCTCGTGAGATAAATAAATTTCACAATACTTTTTTAAATTCAATTATGAAATACGAACACAAAGGTCGTATTCATGGAGAAATAAACCAGCTGCGTTCAGATTCAGGTGGCACTGTATCAGGTAGACTAAGTATGTCTAATCCTAATTTACAACAACTGCCTGCAAGGAATAAGGACTTCGGTCCTTTAATCAGAGGCCTTTTTCTCCCTGAAGAAGGCCATAAGTGGGGTTCTTTTGATTATTCTCAACAAGAACCACGCTTAGTTGTACACTATGCTGCAAGTATTGGTGAGGGTTATGAAGGCAGTCAAGAGTTAGTTGAAGCGTATACTAACGCTGATGCAGACTTTCATCAAACTGTCGCTGATCTTGTAGGCATAGATCGTAAGCAAGCTAAAACAATCGGACTTGGTCTCATGTATGGTATGGGCAAAAACAAACTAGCAAATATGTTGGGTGTGTCTTTTGATGAGGCTAAAGAATTAATTAATAAATACAATAACAGAGCACCTTTTGTTAAATTATTGTCTGATAGATGTATGCAAAAAGCAAATTCAGAGGGTGTGATAAGAACTAAGCTAGGGCGTAAATGTCGTTTTGAAATGTGGGAACCAAAAGACTTTGGTGTACATACACCCGAGCGGTTTGAGAACGCTTCTGCTAAATATGGGTCTAGTAATATCAAAAGAGCTTTTACATACAAAGCTTTAAACAGACTAATACAAGGATCCGCTGCTGACCAAACTAAGCAAGCAGTAGTTGAATGTCACAAAAATGGTTTCACTCCGATTTTACAAATACATGATGAATTATGTTTTAATTTAGCTGACGATGAAGATGTAAGTAAAATAAAGAGAGTGATGGAGAGTTGCGTGAAACTGAAAGTTCCAAGTGTAGTCGACGTAGCGATAGGAAAAGACTTCGGTGAAGCTTCCTAGTAATTTATTTTAGCGTTAGCAATATCTCTTTGGATAATTTTCTCTTTTATAAGATCAATTTTACCCTCAATATTTTTCATATCAACAGAATATACGCCTTTAGTTAGATACATATGATTCCATTGATTTTCTAACGCCATTTTTTCTGCAATCAGTGCATTCATTACGTTTCTCCTACTTAATATGATATAATTTTTTGATATTTTGTCAATATTTCTTGACCTACCCCACATTATCCTATATATTTAGGATATGAAAACATTTATTAAATCAAAAAGAACAATAA